CGACACTTGACGATACTAACGTCATCGCCGTCATAGTACTCCCTACCGCAAGACTCCCTGAACCTTCCGGTCCAGTAAGACTTGCCGACGTTTACTTTGTGTCCAAAAACACTCAGTTCGCCGATCACGGACAGCACATTGTCTCTGGGGACAATTAAGTCATCCCCAAAGACGCGCACCTTATCGGAATACTGACTGATCATCAGTTTCCGACTAAGGGGGGCACTTAGCTCTCGTTCAATTCCCAAGAAGATGACGGTCGCAAAGACCATCGCTTCAAATGGGAAACAGAGAGCCGAACCCATAGACGCGAACTTGGCCAGGCGCAAAACGCCATAGCCAGGAACGTCAGCCTTCCTAGACCGTGCAGCCTGAACTGCCCCAAGCAAATGGGGATAGTCCTGGAGCATAGCTAGTACATGCTGATTCGAGACTCTATCGGAAGCTTCGCTAAGATCTAGCGTTGCGAGTTCCCCTCTGAGGGAACCCTCGCGGGCCATGAGCCGATTAGGCTCCTGGTCATCGAAACCGATAATGCGCGAGAGGAAACTATCCTCTTTAAACGCATCAAGGATCATGCGGAGAATTCCCTGCTGTGCATACTGCATAGCAGTTGGTTCTATTGCAATGATCCTGGGAGACTTGAGCGTTTTAGGAACTGTGATAACCCTAACGGGAATCTCAGCTCCGGGTTCGAGGATGTCCAAACTCTCATCCAGCTCGGTAGTAAATCGAGCATTAGGGATGAGATGTTCGTTGGCAGGAAAGACTTCCTGCAAACGCGCGGTCCAGGTTCGCTGATTCCACTTTCCATTGCTGGAAAGTTTGTCAGCGACAGAGCCTGGGCCATGCTTCATTCTGACCCTACCCCAGTAGATATCTCTATCTACTTTGGCAAATAGGTCAGCGAACAGCATATCGGCAACCCTCTTGAAATCGGACATATAGTCCGGATCGAGAAGTGAATCCGATGAGCGGACATCCTGCTCACACTGAACAAACTCTGACATCGCTCGCCTCTCGCGGTTAGCAGATACGACCCTTTTGGGGCCGTTAATGCTACGAGATCCACCTTCACGGGTGGATTCCGGGAGGGCGATCTTGCTAAAGTGCAACGTAAGTTGCCTTATAGCATAGATTGCTTCGATGTCAGGCTCGTCCAGAAGCGCACCACTAAACGGATCGAACACACGTCCAAGGAAACCTCCTAGGAATAGGGGGAAACCAGTAAGACGATCACGCTTAAAAGCGTGAGCGTCCGAAGGGACGACGAATCCCTGGTCTAGCCATTTTTGGATGACTTTACCAAGGTCCGCCAGGGTTATCGCAAGAAACGATAACCCCTCGTGTTCAGTCCGACCCGCGACAGTTGTTATGTCACGGGTGGCGCTGGTGCAGCATCGTACGGCCAATTCATTGGCCATACAGGACCAGAGTGATATCAGGCTTTTCACGTTCCCTCCTTATAGAGGTGGACGATCCCTAGCCTATATCTAGATCAGATACACCCAAACTCGGTGTGACTCTTGTACGCCTGCTCCATCTGGAAGTCCGTTCGGACAACCTGAATGGTGCGGGAATGGAGCTCCAACGAAAAGCCTCGCGTAGCGAGGTCATCGCGGATCTCCTGAAGCTGATTCAACATCAGCTCGTCGTAGTCAGACAGATCCAGGCCGTAAAGCTGGATCAGGTGGGCTCCCTCATCGGGAAGCGCGGACACAAACGTGTTCATGTTTCTCCTTCGAGGGAGGACCCTCACTTGTTGGGTGTACTAAGAGTGCCTACTCAGTACGGGGATTAGGTAATTCCTGGATGCGTTTGCACGCCTCCAAGAATGCCTTGACTGCCGCCTTATCCTCAGCGGTTCGGCGCTTGCCGAGCCGGAGGGTGACGAGCAGGAAACCGTTAGAGGTATAATCCTCACGCGGCCCCCATACTAAACAGACCTCAGTCTGTTGGACTATTCTCTTCATGGGCAAACATTTTGCCCAGAGAGGAGAATATCACCCACTAGATACAACGCGTTGATAATGAAGACAATAGCGACCATGACCTTTTTGGTCACAGTCGTTCTGTCGTCATAATCTCCGTGTCTCCGGCCAAGGTTACCCCTGGCGGGACGTGAAGGATCACGAAAACCTTCCCTCTCGGGAAGGAAATCGTCAGAATCCTCCACGGACTAGTGGCGTGATGGTGCAAGCAACCTGGTTGAGAGTCTCACGACTCCCCGCCAAGCAACTTGACAACCATCGCGGACGAAGATGCGGTGAGGAGGGCGATGAAGCCATCCCAAACCGCCTTCGCCTCGGCAGGGTCGTAGCCGGCGAGCGGGAGATCGAAGACGGTGTAAACCGCCATCGACACCTCCACGTTTTCGCTCGGCTTCGCCCAGTCCGCGGCGATCTTCCTCGTGTCGATTCGCGCCATGCGACGGGTCCGGTCACCACGACCTTGGTCGTAGAGGTGACTGAACACCATCGTCACGTTGCCGTCGCCACTCCTGTACTCCGACTTGTCGTCCTCCACACCTGTGCGGGGGACGGTAATCGGGACACCGGAAATGGTGACGGTAAGCGGATCGGTCAAAGACATAGGCATTCACTCCTAGGAGCTGAGCTCCCATTGGCGTTTTGACGGTGTACAACACGTCACTTACGTCCCCGGGATATTCCAAGGGCCGCAAGTATGGCCTTTTGACGGTTACTAAATTCACCGTACTTAAGGCCGAACCCGAAGGGTGTTGCCCTTCTCCGTTGCTTCACCTCAGTGGTGAAGGTAACAGAGGGCGGGCTTCCGCCGATCAACCAACCGGTTGGTCCGACGAAAGTGAAGGTATTTCTGGAGATTGTATGCTCCATAACATACCCCCATCTCAACACCATGCCATCCTGGGTCCAACTCTGAAGATTCGAAATGACATCTCCAGTGTTGGTAACCCAATCGATAGCCCAGCTCCAGGGCGTAAGGTTCCAGATCATGTCCGGCGTCAGTTCAAAACCCAAGAGTTTCCTCAAGGGTCCAGAACGCCCTTTCACAGTGTCCATCGTAACTGGATCGATGGCCATGTGATAGGTAAAGGCGCCTGAAAACCAGACATGTCTCTCACTCTCTTGAGTGAGAATAACCTTGCCCCGGTTAGCATTGGCCCAGTCTATCATACCAGAAGAGGAAGATCCGACCAATTGGGCGGACCGATTCTCCTTGTAGACGACTGAGCTTTTGCTAATGATTGGTGGGAAAACATACCGCCTGCGAACCAACCTGCCTGCGTCGCGTTTGTACTGATTAATCAGTGCATCCGCTTCGCTAACGGTAACCGCCGTATCGACGATATCGTTGACAAGCGGCTTCCACCCAAACTCGACATTCAGGTACTCACCCCCAGCGGCCTTTTTACGGGCAGCGAGGGTTTTCGCCTTCCACAGAGCAGAACCTGCCAACTTAGGCAGGCCTTCTCTGCGGAGTTCGACAAGGGCTTCAGCTAAATTCGCATGTGCGGTAGCTGGCTTACATCTCGCTATGGCAGTCGTCCCATACGCATCCAACTGTTGATCAGAGGATGCAATAAAGGGCGGGTAGCCATCGCCGATCAGCATATCACCGTCCGGAAGCATGGGACCGTCATAATCTATGACAGTCACAGCTCCAGGGGCGGGCTGATCGTTATAGACAAGATGAGTAGTGAACCGAGGAAAAACCTCGGGACTAATACTCTTCTTGCTCATAAGAAATGGGCCGCCATCATCGGATCCTTTAACCCCGGTCTTATTCGACCGGGCGAATCCGTAATGGCTTTCCGACACAGTAACCTGTGTTCCCGAAAGGTGACGCGCGTGGGTAACCCCACTCGTAGTTCCACCGATGGACGACACACTGCCTAAGGCAGAAGTCATCTTCTGATGGAACTTAGTACTCGGAAAACTCACTAAGAGTCTCCGACTCCTTGTCACCAATGGGCACCAGCTCCTCTGGTTCTGGAAGGTAACTCCTTCCAAATCATGCTCAACAGGGAGAAATCCCCATAGAGCAAGTACGTGCTGCGTAGCGCCCTGGGCCCCGCAAG